ACTGCAAAATAACCTGCGGCTAAGTTATGATCAGCCCCAGCCGTCACCGCTTCAACAGAGACATCAAGGGTTAAGTTGGTACCCACAAAAGGCGTGGCGGTGGTGGTAATGACTTCAAATACAACGCCATTAATCAGTGTGGTTTTAATCACCACGCCTGCTTCAATGGTAATCGCAACATTGCCATCTTCCCGCGTAAACGTGACCACACCGAGCGCTTTCGTCGCTGATTTACGCGTTAAATTAACTGCATCAGCTAATAATTCTAAAAACGAGCCTTTGGCTAATTTAACGTAGGTATTGGGAAATAAAGTCAGTGCGATAAAATTAACTAACCAAAGCACCGGCTTAGTCATAACCGCTGTGGTAAAACGCCAAAACGGTGACATTTTGTCATCATTACTGATCGCACTACCGCTATTAACCACCTCTTCTTTCCACTTTGCTTCCAATTCCACTTGTGTTATCGGTATGCCTGCATCGGATAAGGTTTTTAAAAAATCAACGTCTGCCATATTAATTAACCGTAAAGTTTATGCCGCCAAATTTAACTGTGGTGGCCGTGATGTAAAAAAGTGATGTGCTTTGCTGTTCGATATTAATAGTGCCAGGGACTAAGCGTTCATCATCTTCAATCAATAACTCTAAGCGTCGTAAATTTAGAATGATTTGTGCTTGTCTACGCTCGCCAATAATTTGCACCAATAAACCGCTTTCACGGATTAAATGCTTGATGTCTTGGGCGATACTGTCACGATCACCCGTTAAAATCGGCTCGCCTGCAATGTCCAGCGTTAAATCGTTATCCGTGATGAGTAAATCTAAGTAATCAGTCATGGTTTATCCTGCCGCAAAAGCCATTTCATCGGCGAGTGTTTGGCCGCTCATCGGTTGCCCGAAGTTGTTAACCGTTACACCGCCCATGTCAGTTGATTTGTTGGCATTCATTGTGTTTGAAATTTGTTTGTTAATGCCGCCTTGGGGAATATTGGTGGTTTGTGATTGTTTTAAGGCCGCTGGGGGTGCGATGGGTTTTGGGGCGCTGCCAACATCGATATTAATACCAGGGATTAAATTGATTTTGCTGATTAGCCAATCGACTTGATCCATTAAAAAATCAAGCAGGCTGAAAGTACTGAAAAAGTTCTTCAGATTAATCACCTTATTTTTTAACCAGGTAAACTTTTCGCCGATAAAATCAAACACACCAAAACTTTCCGCAAGTTTATAAATACCAAAGGAAATAGCCGCCACCCCCACAATAATACCGGTAATCGGGCTAGTCATAATCGCCATCACCAAACCAAATCCCGTGGCCAAAAATGTTCCAATTCCCGCAGCAATAGAGAAGGCCGCAAAAGCAGCCGTAATCCCAACAATCCCCAGCACCGCAATGCCTAGATATTTGGAAATATTAGGGAACATTTCCGACCAGCCCATCAAAGTATCAGTAATACTCACAATGCCTTCAAAAACAGGGGTTAGCAACGGCAGCATCTTTTGTCCTAACATAATCGTTAATGCAGATACGCCGCTACTTGCCTGATCCCATGGGTCGACTATCTTATTTGCCATATCAATGGCTTTTTGCATGCCGGTTTGTTCACCGACTTTATTAATGCTGTCGCTTAAACCATCAACATTGGTAGACAGTAATTTGATTAACCCTGCGGCTTCATCTGTGCCAAAGGCTTTTTTCAGTAAATCTGATTCGGCCACGGTATCAATATCGCCAAATTTACCTTTGATTTTTTCTAAAATATTCACCATTGGCAGCATTTTGCCTTGTGAATCCTCAAATTTTAAGCCCAGCGCGTCTTGTGCTTTACCCACACCTGATAGGAATGATTTATATTTAGTTCCCGCTTCCGATCCGCTCATGGTGGCTTGCAATGTGCCTAAAATGGCAATTTGCTCATTCATCGCAATGCCCATTGATTGCCCTGCCGCCCCTGTGGATGTAAAAGCAGATGACATCTCAGCCCCCGTGGTTTTAAACATCTGTACTGCCGTGGCAGTTTGTCCTGCTAATTGCTCTACCCAGGCACCCTTGCCCATGGTGTCAGCATTTTTTTGGAAAATACCGTACATGGTGCCCACGAAATTAGTAATGGTTCCCGTATCAGCCTTGGTGCCTTTGGCTAAAATGGCGGATGCATTAGTAAAGGTCGCTAATTCATTACCCACCAAGCCCCCAATAGCGGATTGAATATCATAAGAAGAACGCACAAAATCTTGCGCTGATTCCCCGTATTTAACGCTGAATTTAAGCGCTGTTTTATTCAGATTATCTAAAACATCGGCTCCCACATCTAAAGAAGCCACCTCACCTAAAGCCGAGTGCATTTCTTTTGCGGGGCCGATAATGCGTTCTAGCATAAAACCGGCTGCCGCCAATCCACCCGCACCCACACCCATTTTGGTAAAGCCGCCTTGGATTTTATTAGTGACGTTATCCATGTTTTTCATCATGCCCTTAGCGGGCCCCGACATTTTGTCGAGCAATGATACTTTAAATAAAAGATTGTTTAATGCACTCATAAATTCGCCACTACTTCAAAACGATCAATCGCGGTATTCCACTTTCCAGCGGGTAATTCAACGATTCCCTGGATAGACCAGATGCCTTTCATATTGAGATCACCTTCAACGGTGACATAGTGCATTTTTCCGTCGGTGCCATCGGTTGTGAGGTCCGCAGTTTTTTCAACCACTACGCCCTTCGGGTTACGCAATTTAATGATGAGCGAAATAAAGCCGCTGATATCAACAACCGACGCGGGGCTATTCGCACAATCGGGCACGGTAGCTTCTAATGCGGTACCAATGCAGCCTATTTGTAGTGGACAGGTCATTAAAATGGCTCCTTGTTTTGTTGTGTGCGGTTTTTAGTCATAATCGGCAGCACAAAGGCTACGGTTTTTTGTATCGGTAAAATAAACCTCACGATTTTGAGAATTTTACTGATGATAACCAGGCTCAATGCCGTGTTTGTTTCGGTTGATGTTTGAATCAGTGCTACTTTTAATAGTGCAATCGGTTGGCTAATGGATGATTCAAACGCCTGACCAATCACCTGTATCACTGATTTAAAGCCAATAATCGGTTGTGCGGTATTAAGTGTGCTAACACCGCTTATTAAATAGTTTTTAAGCGTTGATAAGGGCTGTGCGTTATTTAATTCTATTGCGCGATTAATCAAAACCGCCCCGCTAGTAAAAATTGGGTGAGCTGTTTCTAGTGATGCTACGCTGCTTAAAAGTTTGTTTTTTAGCGGTGCAATAGTGATCGCTGCATTAGACTCATTCGCTGCAGTGATTAATTTGCTAGAAACTTGGCTAACGATTAATGCGCTGTTTGTTTCAGCCGTTGCTAAAAGCAGTTTGTTTTTTAATTTAGATAAAGAAAAGCCGCTATTGTTTTCAGTGCTGGTATTAATTAACGCGCTAATCACCGTAGCGAATGGAAAGACTGAATCTATTTCATTCGCTGAAGTGAGTAAGGTGTTTTTTAGGTGTGCAATAGGCTGGCTGTTTGATGATTCTGAGGCTTGGCCTAGGGTGATAGACAGTCCGTTAATTACGGGGCTATCAAATCCACCTAAAGTACCACCACCGAGTATGCCACCACCTAAAGCCATTAGATTCGCTCTATTTCTGCAATAATGCTGTTAGCAATAACGGCGCATTGCTTCCAGTCGTTTGCTAATTTGATTAACATCATAGCTTTATCTTCAAGCCCTGCGATAGATGCCCCCACTTGCTTCCACGCATTTCCGTTTGTATTCCATTGAGCTGCAATAGCCAAGGCAGTTTCGCCAGTAGCATTAATGCGACCCTGCATAAATACACCGATGGTTTGATCTAGCGTGTATTGCGCAGCTTCTTGTGCTTTATATGTGTATTCAGCATCTTTTCCAGCTGCCTGTGTAACGAATTTTAGGCGTTGATTTGCTGATGCTTCTTTGACTAGCTGCTTCGCTTTGTCTTGCGCATCTGGTAATGGGTCGAATGTGTCGATTATTAGCTGTACCGCTGCATCAATTTTTACTGATTTATTACCAGCGTTGTCAGACGCTATCCACTCACCATCAGAACTGACTAGCGAGTAGCCATTATCACGAATAGAATCATGCAGGCCTGCGCCTTTCTCTATGTAATTTATCATGTTGCAAACCCCACTAAAAATGCGCCATTTACTCGATCAGAAAATAAAAACGACTCGCCTGCAACGCTTGCTGGCAAACCCGTATCTGGAGATGGGTTAAATAGGTAAATGCCAGGATTGTCGTTTCTGTTAATAAATGCCCCGGGTCGTCCTCCATGAGACAATGTGCTGGCCGACCATAACTTGGCGGTAAGCGAGTTAATCCATACTGCAGTAAAATACCTTCCAGCAGGCAATAGCTGCTGCCCAACTGTTGAAAATCTTCTGCTTGCAGTCGTTGTTATATCAAGCGCGGCAGAACAAATTAACTTCTCCGGGTCGCCGTTCAGTCCTACGCTATAAATACCGATCTCACATAATCCTGCCACATCAGCTACAGATACCTCCGCTGCTAGTTTTGTAAAATCGATAGGTGTTGAAAAAAATGCAGGTACTAAGCACATACTGAAAGAAGCATGCCTGGTATCAACATCACTCGATATAATGTTATCTGGTAGCGTTGTGAATGAAGCGTGTTCCGCAGAAGCTGTTAATGCAGTCATTCCGCCAATAGTATTAACTGTGGTGTCACAAGAAATCGTATGCGTGCCACCACTTAAAGTGATATTAATCGCTGGACTCTTATCAACCACCCCACCATTCATATTCCATGAGTCATCGCGAGTAAACGTATTGGCCGTCTTATCAAAAACATACAAACCAGCGACGCTTTTAGTGCCATCCCCATCATCCACAACGCAGGAATAGGCCTTGCCATCTTCTCCGTTCCCTACCGCTCCAAATGCTGCATTTCCGGCAGTCGCTCCAGACAGGGTTAGCACATTACCTGTACCCGCGCAGGTTTCTTGTGTTTTATTAAGAAGCATTTATTATCCTCATATCACTCAACAACTTAAACTAACTCGCCCTAAAAAACCCAGCTGCACCGATCTGCGCAGTCACATCCGACCCATCCGGTACCACCACAAAATCATGCAAGGTCAGCGGCTCAATATTGGCATCTGTACCTAAGGTAGTATCTGAATCGTAACAAACCAAAAAGCGGCTAAATCCATCGCCTGCAGCGACACCGGTCCATACCTGATCGGGTATATCCAAATCGGTTCGATCATTCGCATCATCAGGCACAAAGGCGACAATATCCGCATCGGTTAAAACTTTGCGCGCATAGCCGGTGTTAGTCACTTCATTAGTCGTGCCAGCCACCATATCCGCTAAGGTGTCTTTATCTTTTAGCACGGCATCGGTTTCTAGCCCTGCCGTGGCTAATACCACAATGATTAGCGCACTATTGGCCGGATCATTGGTATCAACGCGTTTATATAACTCAGCAACGCGGCCTAATGCGATATTGCAAACTTGATCAGCCATTAATCGTCTCCCACTAATTCACAGGCATAGAAATTATCTTTTCGATAACCGACGGGGTTATTCGCATCGGGTGATGTTTTGCCTTTAAAATTTTCCGCAATATATTGTTTACACGCGGCTTCATCGGCTAATTTTTTATCATCAAAACAGCAATAATAGCCCGGTGTTCTGATGATGTTATAAGTAAGGTTTGCAGGGCTAGCCGCTAACACCAGTTGTCCGTTTCCCATGGTCAAAACGCCATCGGCCAAAAATTCATTAATGATTTTTTGTGAGAAGTTTTGTTGCTTCGATGTCCGCTTCACGATTAAGTGATCCAGTTTTCCACCGTTAAAGACTCGTTTTATTAACATTTTTTACCCCGTTCTTAGCCGCTAAACGCCTGATTAATTCCATTTGCTGTTGCTACTCTCATATTCTGCCAATACCGCTGATCTAGCCAAACCGCCTCCGCCATGTTTTGCGTGTTGATGGCTTGCCCGGGCAGATAATGTTTTGTGAGTGCAATCATCTGGCTGTAACCATTTTCTTCAATCGCTGCAGCCAGTTGTGTTACTTTTTTACTGAGATTTCAATACCAGCACCGCTATCTTCTGCCAGAACCCCCGCAATTTGCATTACTAAAGTGCCCTTGGGTGTACCGTCACACACTAATAACTTTTTAAATTTTTCTTTGTCTTCTTTTATGACTGTACGGCTTAAAAAATTAAACGCAGGCGCAACTTTATTTGTTTGCGTTTGTTCATTAATGTAGCTGTTGAAATCACTTTCAGACGCTTCAAAAGTTAATTCATCTGTGCCAATGTTGATGGTTGTTTGTGCCATGTTAGTTACCTACAATAAGTTTAAGGGTTTCAATCAACCCAATGGAGTCCAATAAATAAAAACCGACTGCACCGATTAAAATATATTTAATCTGCTTAATATCAGCTAATGCCTGATCAGTTTCTTGCTGTTTTCTAAATAAAAGCCCAATCTGTTTTTTGTGTGATTGCTGCTCTATGTGCATAGCCTGCATTTTTAAATTACATGCGTTATCCATTGCCTTTATCCTTTATCCTTTATCCTTTGTTAAAAAATGCCTCATCACCGGCTAAATGCACCGCGTAATAACATTTCCAAGCTCTGCGCTTTCTAAACCACCCCCAAAAGCCACCGGTTTGGTTAATCAGTGTTAATAAGTTGAATAACATGCGTGTATCCGCTTCATCTTTATCTTGCTGAGTAACCCCCACAAAATAATCAAAGTCATGAATATTAAACGCTTCAACGCAATCTAAACCATATAATGTATTGGGAATAATCGAGCTAATCCAACGCCCTGCCGCCCCTGCTCCATTGCAAATCCGCGCTTTTTGCTCTGTGCTTAAATGTGTGTATTCAACTTGACAACGCAAACCGCTTTCTAATGTCATCATTGCAAATCACCTTCATCTAACAACGTATAGCTAAAGCGTTCGCCGTATTTTTTGGCCGATTGCTCTACCAAATCCATTAAGGTGTCGAAATCATCGCTATTCGCGAGTACCTGACACCCTGCCGACCATTTATCCACTTGCATGCTGTATCGATTAAAACTGGCTTTATGCAAGTTAATACCAAATAAGCCGCTTTCTTCGTTCTCAAAATCTAATTTGCCATCTTGATTACGATCTCTAAAAACCGTCATCGGCTTGCGCTGCACCAGGGCTTTATATTTTCCCTGGTGCGCTCCTAATAACCAGCACCCTGCATAATGCCCCGCTTTTAAAATAGCCGTGCCTTTGGTGTTTAATGGGTTATAGCGGTAATAAAGCCCTGGGTCAGTGGTGCATGCAAATTGATGCAGCTGCATCTTGCCGTCGATTTGCATCAACACACAAAGCCGATCATTAAATAAATTGGAATCTGTATCGGCTGATCTAATGCCCACTAAGGTGAGATTAAGATCACCGGTAAACAGGGGCGCACCTTTGCTTTTCAGTGCATCCTTTAGCTTTTTTTGGGTGATTTCAATAGACATCGTTATAGCCCGTCAATATCTGATTTAGACAGATACGGCACGCCATCAATGCGCACAAAGCTTGGGCTAGTCACGGTAAAGGGTAATTTATGCTTGGTTTTCTCACCGCCTTTCGGGTCAAGATTGAGCAGATCGGAAATAGTTAACAAACACCCGAAAAACTCGAGCTTTTGCTCATCCGTGATGTTTTTACCGATCGCGATAATATCAAAAGGCTCAAGATCTCTAAAACTACCTGCTTTTTTTGCCGCCTCTTTAATTAACTTAAAGTTTGCGCTATCGAGTTCTATATCACCCGCACAAGCCACATCGCCATTAACATACCCATTAGGTACGCCTTTGATAGTGGTTGCCTGTCGATTGTCTGTAATACTGGCACTCATGTTTTCAACATGCACCATCGTATCGCCAATCATCACGTCAAAATCTTGTCCACTTAAATGATTTTTGCTCATGTTCTTTTCCTTTTTGCTGAGATGATAAAGAGAGTTTTTTATATCTCCTCACCCAACCCTCCCCATCAAGGGAGGGCTATTGTTTTATGCGACGGGTGCTGATAAATCTAAAATAATATTCGCGGTTAAATCTTTCGGGATTTCACTGGGTCGAGCGATCATAAAAATTTCAACTTGCGTTCGTGTAATCCAGTTAATTAAAATATCGCCTTCCTGCGGGTCTT